ATGAGGGCGACGGTCACCGATCTCGGCCTGACCCGCATGCAGGTCCACGAGACTCGCCAGATCCGCAATCCCGAGGGGTCGGGCGGGGCGTGGTCCGCCATGTGCTCGACGAGCGGCTGGTGCAAGGCCAAGAGCCGACCAAGGAGGCCGACGTCCTACCTCACGCCTACGCTGTGACGGTGCAGGCCGGGAAGGCGTGACCGGGCCGCAGCAGCAGAATGCGGTGCGGACGGCCAGTGTGGACATTCTATTATCTAATGTCGACTTGACGTCGCCAGCCCTTAGCGCATAATTTTTGTTAAGTATGCAGAGGAATTCTCGTCGTGACAAAAGAATTATCGACGAATGAAATATACAATAGAGAGTTTAATATCTACAAAACACTTCTTGAAGAAGTAGAATTCATAGTTAGAAAAGAAATAGACTTGAGATAAATCAAGACTCATTCGATTTCTTCTCGAGTAAAAGAGCTGGTTTCGTTAGTTGCAAAGGCTCAAAACAAAGGGGTGATCGATCCGTTTGCCGCCATCAAAGACATTGCTGGCGCTCGTATAGTTTGTTTGTTCAGATCAGATCTTTCCAAGATTGAAGATATAATAAATTCGAAATTTAGTGTTATAGAGAGAGACGATAAGATTACTGACGGTGATGGATTTGGATACATGTCAATACATTATATTTGCAAGATACCTGAAGGATATATTGGCCCACGTTACGATCATATTAGAGGCAAGATATTTGAGCTGCAAACACGAACGCTATGCATGGATGCCTGGGCTGTAGTCTCTCACTATTTAGATTACAAGGACGACTGGGATGTGCCTGCGGATCTTAAAAAAGCAATGAATGCTCTGAGCGGCTTGTTTTATGTAGCAGACAATCAGTTCGAGCAAGTCTATGGTGAAAGGCTTAAATCCCAAAATGCCTCAACCGAGATGTTGCGCAACACATCAAATGTAGAAATAAATCTTGATACCCTGCGTGCTTATATAGAAAAGCGTTTTCCAAATCGCGATGATTCGCATGATGCTCACATATCTGAATTGATTTACGATCTTAAAGAAACAGGCTACACAAATATAAATCAGATCGAAAACGATATCAACAAAGCAGAAGAATTTTTTATAGAGTATGAGAATATTCTGCTGTCAAATAGTTATTTGCACGAACGCTTTTCTAAAGTAGGAGCGGTAAGAGTTGCTATATCTATTGCTAATGAAAAAATGGAAAAATTGATAAACGCTAAAGCAGACGTGGATATAAAACCATATGATGCGGCATTTTTGAGACCAATTAGGGAAAAATATGTCAATAAATATAGAGACAATCAAAATTAGGGCGAGTTAACGGTCAATAATAGTAAACATACGCAAGGCTTAAGCTTCTGCGCCGGCGGAGGTTAGAGTGTCGGCTTGAACCATAGGCACCTCGCTCAACCGCGTCGTGAACCGCGGCGAGCGCATCTCGAACTTCGTCGACCAGGTGCGCTTCTCGACCAGCCCCGCCCGAGCCGGCACTACGGTGCCGCGCCCGAACGGGCTATTGTAGGCGTCTATCGGTTCCGCCCCGGCCGCCATCGGGCGGCCGGGGCTCTCACCGTCAGGCCCGATCGGCCGGCGGGAAGGGAGGCCGCCTATAGGCGGTCTCGTAGGCTTCTACGCTGAGCCGAAATTCCCGCATGGCCCGGCGGATGCGGCGCAGGCGCTAGGCGTGGAGGAAGATGGCGAGGGCGCTCATGCGCGCCCCGCCTTCACTGGCGGCACGTCGCGCCCTGCACGGCGATACCGCTCGGTGATGTCGAAGCTCTCTCGAACTTCCTCAAGCTTCATCTCGACGGTGAAGGCCAACTCGGCGGCGGCTCGGCGAGCGTCCTTGGTGAGGCCTATGCCCTCCAGATCGAACAGGATGAGGCGAAGAGCCCGCGAGGTGTAGAGGGCGGCGTCAAGCTCGACGTCGAGGTTGGAGGCGGCCTCTGTGAGGCTGGGGCGGCTCATGACCGTGCTCCCGCTTCGAAGGCATCGACGACCTTCGACAGGGCCTCGCTCACGTCGCGGACGTGCGAGTGCGCCAGTTCGACGATCTCGTACGCCCCAGAGCATAGGCGGTGGCTCCACTGCGGGTTGCTGTCCTCCTCCACAGAATGGAGGAGGACCTGCACGCATTCCAGGATCTCCAGCGCGTGGATGGCACTGACCTGCGCAGCGTGCAGGATGCCGGGGTTGAATGCGTCGCTCATGCCGTGCCTCCCGCCGTCGCGTAGGCCCGCAGGTCGGCCACGTCGCCCCGGAGGCGCGCGGCCGTATCGAGGGCGTCGTTGACGATGTCGATCGCGCCCTCGGTGGCCTCCATGTCGAGGCCTTCCCCGTTGCGCTCGCCGGTCCGCAGGACGCGGAGCAGGCCGGCGACGTGCCGGGCCTCCTCCTCGACGTCGGACGGGTCGCGCTCGGTGACGGGCTCGGCCGGCCGGGGAGCGGCGCCTGGGGCGCAATCCGCCGGCACCACGGCCGCGTTCAGGTCCGCGAGGATGCGGCAGAGGAGGTGGTGCAGGGCTCGCCCCACTGCCGCGCCGCCGGTGCACGACGGGCTGTCGAGCTGCCCGACCTCCTCCCCGTAGGCGAAGATCGCGGACAGTGCGCCCACGAGGTCGATCGCCTCTTCGGCAGCGTCGCGGGTGTCCTCCGGGGCGCGAGCCCGCGCCTTGGCTTCGTAGATGGTCATGCCGCGCACCCCCCTCGCATCGGGAGGGTGACGTTCTCGACGTCATGCCCGTCCTCCAGGTCGACGTCGGGCGTGAGCGCGTCGAGGATGGCGATGTCCGCCTCGATGCGGTCGGCGATCGCCCGGCGCAGCGCCCGGACGCGATCGCGCTCCGCGTCCATCTGCGTAGCGAGGTCGTGATAGCCACCGGTGGTGGCGAGGTAGGTCTCAAGACCCTCGCGCAGGGCGGTGACGGCCTGGTCGGGGGTGAGCCCGGACATGGGTCGCTGTTCCGTGCGGGTGGCACGGGTGATGGTGCCGCGTTGAGCGGCGATGTGGTGGACACCCATAGGGGGTCTACTCTCTGTGGGACCGGCTTCTCACGGCCGGGGCTGCACACGAAAGCGCAGCCTCGCCAGCGTACGGCACTGGCGCCGGGAGTGTGAGAACACGCCACAGAGAACGTGCCTGACCGCCTTCCCCCGAAGGGTCTTGTATAGCGGCCAGACTCCCGGCATAGTTTCGCCGTTCGCGCTGCACGGCTATGTGCGGCACGTTCGTGAAGCGTCGGTTATCCCTGGCAGGATTTCCTTCGCTCTGTGGTTGCGGTCCCAAGCCCTGGCAGGCCCGACCGCGGGAGGTCTCACGCTCCACAGACAACGATGAACGCGAAACCCACCCGGCGCAAGCCGGGGCGGGGTTTTCGCGCGTCATCGGTTGTCACACCGGCGCGAGCGCCACGGGATCTTCGTGTGCACGCCAAGTGCCGCGAGCCCATCGGGTAGCCCAGCACAGAGAATCGCCCGCCATGACTTGGGCCGGAGCGCACCACACCGCAGCCACGCTGCCCGGTCATAGCTGCGCTTCGATCGATCCAGGGCCCCATCCATGCAGAACCTGCGCGCCGCGTTCCTCACCGCCCTCGGCATCGGCCTGATCGCCCTCGCCTTGGCCGGCGTCGCAGAGCGGGGCGTGCAGGCGCGCCTGGAGCGCGTTGTGCATCACGATACTCTAGTCCGCACGGCGGGCGGCAGGACGATAGCATGGTAAGCTTCGCCCGCGCGCTCCGCGCACCTATGCCACTCGTTCACGGATCAGGAAATTTAACTATACCACCAACCGTCTCTTCAATCGCATTCCGGCATGCTGCTTTGAATTCAAAATCACTTGGATTGTCTAATATATGCACGGCTATACTGTAGAGGTCTGCTGTGCAAACGAGCGCTGACCCAAGGCGTTTCGCGTTTTTTAGGCTTTTGTCAGTAAATTGTTGCCCTCTTTAAAGAGGCGGCGTTAGACGAAACCCATTACCGAAAAGCACCCCTTTTGCTGGCTCGGTTATCTCTTCACGCTCAAGATCTTCGCCGATATTAGACTCAAGCTGTCTGAATTTTGTAACATCAATCGCCGAATTGTCTTTACCCTCCGACTCCCCGATCATTCGAATTCCGCTTGGCCCGACTATCACGTGATCAATTTCCAGATCGCCAATGCGGAGCGTTTCGACGTTGTAGCCCATCAAGCGCAATGCCTTTTCAATTGCAAGCTCAAGCCGCTTCCCCGTCTCGTAAAGCAAGTGTGAAAATTCTAGTAAATCTAATTTTTTAGCTTCGTAGTTTTCTTTCTGGCGCGTCATATCTAATAACTGAACTTCAATTCTATCTATTGATTGCTGAATTTCATCGACAGCCTTCAGCTTTCAAATTTGTTCAGCCATTCCGGCAGCGGCGTTGCTTCGACGGCACCCTTCAACGCCCTGTCGATAGCTACCAGCTGACCGACGAGCCCATGGGATAATCGGATCGCTTTCTCGTTCCAAGCGTCATCGACTTTATCTGTTGGTTCTGTAAATTCATCACCATAAAAATCAAAATATGGAAGGAATACTAGATGGCCCGTCCATATTTTACTATGCAAAATTCCGCCAATCGAGGCGCCATCTTTGGCATTAAATACAGATTGCATTTCGTCAATGTTTTCAAAAACAACTCTATATTCCATAATTTCTTTTGTTATTTCGTGCAGCATTTTGAAAGTAGGATTTTTGACAATCACCTTCTTTCCGCGCGAGTTTCTCAAATTAACTTTGACCGGTATCGTTGCATAATTGTTGATCTTTTCGGCTGTGTATATTCTCTGCTTTTGCGGCTTCATCTGACTTCCGGTAGCCGCCCTGTCTTCCTCATAGGGGCTTAGTACAACGAATACAGTTTTTCCTGCTAGAAGCGCATCTTGCAGCTCACGCGCCCAGTGCGATGTTGTTCTCAAAAAATCCCTGGTTCCGTCCACTCCTATGCAAGAGCCTCCCCCTGAGAATTCAATGCGTTCATATTCAGGAATTACTGGTTCAAAAATAATAATATCATAATCACGGAGAGATGTATCATCGCCATAATCTATAATTTCATCAATGGTTGGCAAATCGACATTAACGCATGCAATTGTTTTCATTTTTATCTCACCATGTAATTGCGCGATCCTATTGTCGGCAGTTTTCCGGCTTGGAATTCTAAAAAAATTATCGCCGCACCACGTCGAGGGCGATGTACTCGCCATTCACGTAGCACTCGACCTTCAAGCCGGCGGCAGAGGCCACGGCGATCGTTCCAGCCTTCCGAGCTCCGTTGCGGACACAGGCAAGCAGTGCGCTCGCTGCAGCGTCCTCTGGCACGGCAAAGACGGCGCTTGTGGTGCGCGCGATGAGTTGCGCAAATCGGCTCGACGTGCCTGGCCCCTTCCAGCTACCGGCAGCCTTCGTCAGTCGGCCATCCTTACAGTCGACCTGCCAACTCTCGGCGTCTGGGTGCGTCAGCTTGAACGCCGGGCCGATACGCGTTCGCACTGAGCCGCCAAGATCCCGGGCGACACGCGACGCCAGGGCGTCGCAGTCATCGGCTCGGGCCGGCGGGGAGAGCAGCAGGATGGCGACAAGGGGAAGGGCAGCGCGGGGCATAGCCGCAGCGTATGCGATGGTGCGCAGGAGTCGAGTCGATCCGCCGGAAGACGTGTGGGTACCGTGTGAGCGGAAGGCTTAGATCGCACCCGCAGAAAGGCAACCAGGCAGAGCCCGTCGTGTTTTGACCACCGGAGGCACAAGGCCTTCTTGGAGATGTTCATGCCCGATGTTGAGCGACCGAACTATGCGGGTGACCTTCGCGCACTGCTGGAGGGACTACGTCTGAAGCGAAGAGAGGTGGCGATGAACGCAGCTGCTGTTTTCGCTGAGTTCAACCCTAATGAGGATATGAATCTGTTCGCTAATCCTGGGACCGAGATCGAGACAATTCAGGCGCAGATCGAGTCCGTCCTACGCGCGATCGCCGATGAGGAGGCCCTCGCAGCACAGGATGCTCCGACATCCTCTTGGCCCACCCGCAACCCGCCCGTGGTGGCGTAGGCAAAGGCTCGCCTCCGACACGAGGTTCAGTGTTCGCCGCCCTCCCTGGAGAGGGAAGGGTGGCGCGCGCACGCGCAGCAGGGATCAGCCCCTCGCCGCAGCCGCTCTGGGCGGCTCGGCAGGCCTTCCGGGGTCGGGTAGATCAGCGGGCGCGAGCGGCTCGGCGGCCTTGCGCCGCCGGCCTGTGCCCTTGCCGAACACCGGGATCACGTCGCCCTCCTTCGGTAGGGGCAGCAGGCACGAGAACCGGGTCTGCGGCTCCCGCTTCTTCCGAGGCGCCTCCCCCTGTCGCTCGGGAGCCGGTCCGGGCGCGGCCGGGAGGATGGCTGAGAACCGCCCGACAAGTCGGTCCGGCTGGTCGGGCATGTGCGTCTGTCCTGTGTGAGGGCGGCGTGTCGCCAGGGGTGCGCGTGCAGTGCGGCCAGACGGTGGATCGCGCCCGCGCGCGGGCCAGCCCATCCCCGCAGGGGGATGGACGCCCTTCAATGCCGCTTCCGCGAATCGGGCGCCACCGGCACGGCATCCGGCAGCATGGCCGCGATCTGCGCCATTACGACGTCACGGCGAGCCTCAGGGGCAGGCGAGGTCCGTCACAATCTCCTGAAGCGGGAGGGCGGGTGGCTGCGCTCGGCTTGACCGCTTCATGCTCCCCATGGGGGGCGCGGGCACGGAGCCGAACTTCCCGTTGTTCGATGAGCCACCCGAGCACCGTCGAAGGTTGCCCGCGCATTGGGTGCGGACGGGGCGTACCCCGCCCGCGATGGTGGCGCCTCCGCTGGAGAACCGGGCCAGCGCCACAGGACCGAACCGGGGCCTACTCCGGTCCGGGTCTCGGGGTCATCGCCCTTACGCGATGACCATCCCAGGCAGGCGGACCCGCGCCAGGGTGTCGGTGCTGCCAGCGACCGCGAGGGCCTGGCCGATGAGCTTGGTGCCGCCGGAGGACACGGAGGTCACGTTCTCGGCGACCGGATCGAAATACACCTTGTCGCCGATCGCGAAGGTGATGGTGGCCGCCTTCGGCAGGTCGAACACGCCCTCGGTCTGGATCTCCAGGGGCGCGCCCTGCGCGGCGGTGTAGGCGGCGACGCCGAAGAGCGAGCCGACGAGGACGGGATCGCTCGACAGGGCGCCGCCGGTGGGAGCGGGGACCGTCACGGTGCGGCCCGCCTGGATGTAGTTTTTCACGGGTTCAGACCCCCTTCGAGGTGTGGAAGACGACGGTGGAGATGCGGCCGGCGCTGGCGAGCGAGATCCGGCGTTCGACGTCGCGCAGGGCCGCCGCCAACTCGGCGTCGGTCCGGAACCAGACGTCTTCCTCGACGTCGCCGTTCCTGAAGCGGATGCGCTGCTCGGGGGAGCCCCGAGCAGCCATCAGCTGGTCGCGCATCGTCTGGAGCTCGGCCAGCGTCGCCATGGCTACGCGCCCGGGTTCTGGTGCCAGGAGCGCCAGTCGACGAAGCCGGCGCCGAAGTCGAGGCGGGCCCGGACACGGATGCCGTCCACCTCGAACCCGTACTGCGTCTCCAGTTGCACGCCCTCCTGGCCCTCCAGGTAGGCGTATTCCAGGCCGTCGCTGACGCCCGGGTCGGCGGTCAGGTACCAGCGCTTGGCGTCGGTGAAGCGAGGCTCGACCACCAGGGAGAGCTTCGACGAGAACGGGTTCACGTCGTCGGCCTTGGTCGGATGCAAGGTCGTCAGAACCTGCTCCGTGGAGGTCTCCAGCTCCGGCGGGATCAGGATGAACTTCGGCTCCATCTCGATCAGCTCGCCGGTGAGCCCGACCTGCCGGCGCAGGGCGGTGCGCCCGGTGGTCAGAGACGCCACACCCGGGGCGCTGCCGCCGCTGCCGATCTTGTTCTTGTGGGCGGCGTCGAAGAGCGGCTTGCCGTCCGACATCTGCGGACCGTTGCCGGCGTTCGAGACCAGCAGGTCAACCAGCAGCTGCGCCTCCGTGGCGGCCGCGGCCTGGCCCATCCGGCGGGCGAGGTCGGCGAAGGCCGAGAGGTCGTCGTTGATGATCGCCTGCCGGCTGATGCCGATGATCCGGCCGTACGTGGCGAGGCGGTAGCTCTCCTCCGTCTCGGCCAGCGTCCCCGACTTGAACTCGCCGGCCTCGTTGACCTTCTCGAGACGCGGAGCCTCGGAGAGGGCGAGGCGGTGCTTGTCGCGGAAGTCCTTCGCGGTGGTCTGGCGCCCGACCCGCTTGAGGCCCGAGGGCGCCGCCCGGTAGGCCTCGCGCAGGGTCCGGTTGATCGCCTCGCCAAGGAGGAGCGGGAAGTCCGAGGTGGTGTGGAGCGCCCGCTCGATGATCGCCGCGGGGGCGAGGCCGGTGGTGGCGTAGGAGCGGAGCCGCAGGCTCTCCCGGGCGAGGTCGAGGGTGGTGAGGCCGGCGTACTGGCGGGCTCGCTCGGAGATCTGGTGGCCGGGGGTGAACCGGGCATAGACCGCCTCGCCGGCCGCGCGGATCCGGATCTCGGGGTCGTTGTGGTCCGCGATGATCTCGGCGCGGGTGGTGCGCAGGGTCGGGTTGGCCGCCATGCGGGTTTCCACCGTCGAGGCGGCGGTACGCGCCGCCTCGACGGTGGCGCCGGCATCGATCTGCCCGTCCGTCCAGGCCTGGTCGAGACCGGCGACCTGCGCGATGGCGCGGATCTGGATATTGACCGCCGCGCGCTCGGCGATGGCCGGCGCGGGCGGGGTGATGATCGGGGCCGGCGGCGGGTTGGTCGGCTGCGGCTCGGTGTTCGGCAGGACGTCGGGCAAGGGCTCGCTCCGGATGATGGACCCGCGATCTGCGGGGATGGGGACGATGGAGAGTTCGACCGGCATCCACCGGGTAGCGGTGCGGGTGCGGAGGCCGGTGGCGGGGTCGCTGTCGTCGCGCCAGGCCTCGACGGCGTAGCCGACGCTCACGCCGCGCAGGTGCCCGTCCAGGATGTCCTGAACGACCACCTCGACGTCGGGCCGCCGGGACAGCTTGATCGTCGCCCGCGCCTCGCCGCCGATGGTGCGGGCGGAGATGACGTGGCCGAGAACATCGGAGACGTCGCCGCGGCGGTGGGCGTTGAGGACCGGGGCGCCGATGAACGGCGCCCAGTCCTGGTCCAGCGACAGGCGCTCGTTGTAGGGCCCGCGGGCGTCGGCCCGCTCGACGGTGGCGCCGGTCGAGAAGACCACCTCCAGCGTGCGCGCGGTCGGGTCCCACGAGGTAGCCGCGAGCGGCGCGGCCCGGGTCAGGAGGTGGGAGGGGGTCGGCGCGGTCACGGGCGGGCGTCCTCCAGGGCGGCGAGCGCGGTGCCGGCCGGGCTCATGGTGGTGGCGAAGGTGAGCCCGAGGGCCTGCGCCGCCTGGCGGTCGGCGGCGATCTCGGCGTCCAGGGTCTCCAGGTCGAAGCCGCAGGCGGCGACCGCCTGCCGGCGGCTCATCAGGCCGGCGTTGATGGCTTCGATCTCGGCCTGCGTGTCCTTAAGCGGGTCGGCCAGCAGGTTCTTCGGCGGGATCCAGGTCGCGGCCATGAAGGCTTCCGGATCACGCTCGAACCCGCGCGCGTCGATCGCGCCCGTCAGGGCCGCGATCGTCACGAACCGCCGCCAGGTGGGCCGGAGCAGCTGGAACACGATCACCGAATGCTGGATCGCCTCGCACCGGCGGCGGAAGTCGAGGAGCCCGTGTCGGATCGACGACAGGTTGATGTCCGAGAGGTCGCCGTCGAGGAGCACGGTGGGGACGCCGAGCCCGGCCGCGATCTCCTGGCGGGTGAGCTTCAGGAAGGCGATGGATTCCGGCCCGATGGTGGCCGGATCCGAGAATTTGATGTCCTGCCCGGGGTCCAGCACCTTCAGCGTGCCCGGCTCGAGCCCGCCGTCGAGGACGGAACCCTTCTGCTCACCCTCGAACCCGCCGCCGGTCGAGTTCGTGTCGGTGATGAAGCCGGCGAGCATCGCGGCGATCTGCTGCCTCATCAGCTGCGCGTCGTGCGCCTTGTCGAGGTCGGCGAGCCGGAGCAGCACCGGGGCGAACCACGACACGCCGCGCACTTGGCCCGGCGTGAGCGGGTTGAAGAGCTGGAGCACGTCGTCGGCCGGCACCCGCACCCAATCGAAGTTCAGCTGAAACGGCATCCCGGGGACGTGCCGGTACATGTGATAGGCGGCACGCCGGCCGCGCTCGTCGACCTCGATGCCGTTGACGATGAGGCCCCCGTTCACGGTCGGCTGCGTCAGGGATGAGACGATCTGCTCGGCGTCGATCAGCTTCACCTGGAGCGGGACCGGCCCGCGGCCGCCGAGGTGGAAGCCGGCGAAGCTGTCGCCGTCGACCACCATCCGGCGCACCGCCGTGCCCTGGAGGCCGTAGGCGTCGGTCACGCCGTCGAAGTCGGCGCTGTCGGTCCAGCGCTCCCAGGCCGCGTTGATCGACTGCCGGATCTCCCGCACCGGGTGCTGCGACTGCGGCTTGATCCCGGACCCGACGAGGTTCGAGACCCACGCCTCGGCGCCGCTCGCCGCCAGCGCGTTCGATCCGACGAGGTAGCGGGCGCGCTCGGCCATGGGCCGGCGCGCGGCGAGCATCGCCGCGATCGTGACGGGGGTGCGGCCCGCGCCATTCCAGCGCCGGCCCGATCCACCGCCGTCGTATGACCGAGCACGGGCCGGCCGCAGGAAGCGGGTCAGCCGCTCGAACATCAGGCCTCCCCGATCATCGCGACGAGGCGCTGATCGACCTCGTGCAGCCGGCGGGTGGCGTTGATGAAGTAGCCCTCGCGTCGGTGGACCAGCACGTCGAGGTCGGCGACGTTCGCGACCTCCATGCCGTAGATCCCGGCATCGACGTGGCTGTCCTCGGCGAACAGCGCCCACGGCCGGCTGTGCCAGGAGCGCGTCCAGAACAGTTCGTGGGCCTCGCCGATGTCCATCACCAGATCGGTGCGACGGGTGTTCAGATGCGGCCCGAGTTCGAGCGGCTGGCCCTGCATCGTGACCGGGAAGGGCGCATAGGCGAGGTAGTTCAGCGACCGGGCCGCCCAGACCTGCGAGCCGGTGAGCCGCGTCAGGCGGCTCATGAGGGCGACAAGGTAGACGTCGAGAAGGCAGAACCGCCGCGCCCGGCCCCGGCCGGGCGGCTCGGTGGCGAGTTGGAGCCCCGCCTTCCGCTGCCAGAGGTCGAGCATGTCGGGCGTGATCTCGGCCGCGGCGATCAGTTCGCCAGGGGTGAAGGTGCGGACGGCCAGACGAGCGACCGTCTCGTCCATGCGGGGTTGGGGGAAGGGCAGTTCCGTCATGGAAACGGAAGATGCCTGCACGATTTCCGTTCGTCAAACGGTTCTTGTGCTGCCCGTAGCTAATCTGCTCTGTTGGAGCGGCCGGCTTGAATATCGCGACAGTGCGATAAGGGGGAGGGGTCTATGTCTGAATTGAAAAAAGACTTAACGGAAGTAATCGACGAAATGTACATGCGTATGCTCGCGCATGAGGCCATCCTTAGATCACTGGTTCTCAAAGTTGCAGGCGAGCACACGCTTACACCAAATTTGCGAGCAGAATGGATTAAAGATTTATCAGATCATATAAATACAATTAGCTCATCATCTGTCGAATGTACGCCAGAAGATAAAAAGTTCATGGTCATAAGCATGAATGCTGACATGAAGCCGCATCTGGATCGTTTCTTCAAGCCTATGATTTAGCTGCCTCGCTTCATCCATGAAGATTGCACAACCCTCGGCCGCGCCGTCGTTACGGCGGCCGGCATCTTCATAGCATCGTCACGCTGATCGAAGTTGACCGTTAGGCTTTGTCGAGCAGCAAAAGCGTATACGAGGCAGTCGAGAGCTTCGGCTTGCGCTCCGGGCTTCCGTTCGAACCGCCGCACCGGCTGTCCTTTCGAGTATCGCAGCACTTTCCGCTCGGACGTCAACTGCTCGAAGTAGACCGCCTCCAGGCTGTCCGAAAAACGGATCGTCTTTCCCTGAGACAGTCGAGAGATCAGCGTTGTCTTGATGCCGTCCACGCCTAGGATGAAGAGGCGGCCGCCCTTCACCTTGGACTTGGACATTTGGATGTAGGGCCGGTTCCCGCCGACGCCTTTGCCCGCCATGACGCGCCTGTTCATGCGCGGGAAACAGTAGGCGTAGACCCGATCAGTCCAGTCGCCGTCGCCCGAATCGACCACCGCCGCATCCACCTTCAGGGTCCCACCATGGGGGTGCTTCCAGGTCGTGCGGATCAGTTCGTCATGCTCAGCCCATGTCGTGTCTTCGTCCGGCGTCCCCCAGATCACGACATGCGCGAGCACGACCGCTTCGGTGCGGGTCCACCCCACGATGGTCACCTCAAGCCGGTCGTCCTGCACGTCGGTGCCGGCCGTGATCGCCAGTACCTCGGCCGGGATGCGGTCGAGCCCGACAGGCTCGACACGCTGGGCGAGGGCGAGTTCGTCGAGGGTGTCTTCCGCCTCGCGCCAGCCCTCCGCCAGGATCGTGTTGACGAAGGGCTTCAGCAGATCCGGGTCATCCTTCGCCGCCAGGAACTCGGCCACCAGCTTGTGCCAAGCCGCGTTCGGCAGCGGGCTCACCAAGGCGTTGCAGCGGAACCCGCGATGGTCACGCACCTCGGGCCGGCCGACGACCCAATCCCCGCGATCCAACATGCTCATCTTGTGGCGCTCGGGGATCAGTTCCTCGCAGGTCGGGCACCGGTAGGCGGCAGTCTCCGGCCGGCCGGGCTCCCACTCGATGTGCCGCCAGCGGATGAAGGTGAAGGTCCCACAGTCGGGGCACGGAAGCTGGAACGTCGCCTGGTCCGACAGGGCGTAGGCCCGCAGGACGTTCGAGGTCTCCTCGTCGATCGGCGTGGAGCCGATGATGATCTTGCGGTCGGCGAAGGCGAGAGTGCGCTTGATCGCCAGGCCGATCGACGAGCCCTCGGCGCCGGCCTCCATGGCGTCGGCCTCGTCGACCAGGAGGATGCGGGCGTTGTGGCGGCGCAGGTTTCGCGGCGCCTTGGCGGCGACGACCTTGAGCGAGCCGCCGGGGAAGCGCCGGGACGCGAGGGTGTTCCGGGCCCCCTCGTCGGTGTCCGCCGTGAGCAGGCCGGCCAGCACCGGCGAGGCGTCGAAGATCGGTTCGAGGTCGGACACCACGTAGTCGCGAGCGTCGGCCTCGGTCGGGAGCAGCGCCAGGATGGGCGATGGCACGTTGGCGACGAAGTTGCCGATCGTCCCGGAGAGCAGGGTCGTGAACCCGAGGCGGGCCGACTTCACGATGGTGACCCGCTCGACGGTCGGGTCCGAGATCGCGTCGGCGATGCCGCGTTGGTAGGGCCAGAGGCGCACCGGACCGGGCAGCGCGGTCACGCCCTCGGGCAGGCGAAGGTGCGTCTCGATCCACTGCGACAGGGGCAGGCGGGGCGGCGGCCTGAGGGCCGCCAGCGCCGCCCTCGCGACGGCATCGAGGGTGGTGCCGGCAGCCTCAGGCGTCAGCATCGGTGGCAAGCTCCGTCAGCGCGTCGCGCAGCTCGCGGTCAAGGGCCGCGACGTCGGTGGGGGTGAGGTGGGGGAGGTGCTGGCGGACCCGGGAGGGCACGCCCATCAGGCGGGTGCGGACGCTGGCGAGGACCTGGCGCCACCGCCGCTCGACGTCGGCCGCGGGGATCAGGGCGCCGGTGAGGGCAGCCCGCTTGATCGCTGCAGTATCGGCCTGCTCCCGGGCGAGGCGGGCCCGCTCGGCGGTCAGGGTCGTCACCGCCGCGTCACCGCCGCGGCCGGACGCGACGCCGCGCAGGTGAGCGCAGTAGGCGGTGATGGAGGCGTCCCGCCGGTACCGGCTGCGGCCAGATTTCACCACGTGGCCTGCCGCGGCGAGGTCCCGGAGGGTACGTTCGGAGATGCCGAGGAGGGTCGCCAGGTCGGCGCCGGAGCACTCGTCGTCAGGGGTGGGGAGGGTCTTTGGCAACGGAGCCCCCTTGGAAGGGTCTGCATCGAGAGAAAAGCCGGGCTGCTTGCCCACCGCAGGCTCTTTCGCCTGGAGGGACCCGCGACGTCTCGGGCCGGGTCACGCAGGGGTGGCGGGGGTGGCAGGGGGATGGCGGGGTGCTGGGATGGTGCTCGGCCTGGACGGTGGGCAGTGTGCGGCCCTTAGGCCGCCCACCTCGACCCCGCATGCTGGGTGTGCCGGCACACGTGGGCGATACCAGCTCGTCACCACATCTCGCCATGTACAAGAGCGAGATAGATCCGAGTTCATCATGTCCACGCCCGCGCTTCGCACCACCAACTGGTGCGCCCTTGAGGTGAAATCGGGACGCGCCGGCTGCCTGCCTTACCTCAAGATTATGGGAGACGTTGAAGCAGCCGTGGATGGTGCCGATCCATTCCTCTGCGAGATCGTCTCGGGCGACGTCGAGCCTGGAACGTTGCTCCTGAACCTCAAGGGCATGGACGGCGGTGCCCTCGGGGTGGAGATGCGCTCCGTTCGGTTCAAGAAGGTGACGCCAACCCGCCGGTACGCTCACGTGTTGGTCGTCCGGGATGGCGCACCGATCGTCCGGATGGATGTCGCCCGTGCTGACCACCTTCCCGGGCCACAGCGGCTGGGCTAACGCGCGAGCTGGTCGGCGTGACAAAGGCGTGACCTGCCGTGACTTCCTGTGACGTGGGAGGTCTTGCGCGTGACGACCATGGTCTTCCGCGTGACAGGTGATGTGGGGTTGCGTGACGAGATGGCCGCGCGAGCGTGACAAGGCACGTAATCTTCGCCCGCGGCCGAGATGCTCGGCATGGTGAAGGGTCATCATGGAGTTGATGCTCTCGGAGAGGCGGGGCCGCGTGTCCCTCAGGGGACCGCGAGCGGCCGCGCCGTCACCCGCGACGAGGGGTGCGCACCAGCCTCTGTGCTCCAAGGCCTCGAGGCTCATCAGGACCTGCGAGAGCGCGGCCGCGGTGCTGTGCCGGGGCGAGGCGCGCCGGACGGGACGGACGCGCCTGGAGCGCGCCGCCCGCCGGACGCTCTCGGCACGTCTCACGAACGCAGCACCTTCGACGGTGGCGAGAGGCATGCCGTTGTCGCTGGCCTCTCCTGGTAGATTCCTGGAGAGAGTCCTGGATAGTGCGCACACAGAGTGCGCATTTGGTGCGAACAAGCTTCTACGCATTTGGTGCGCACAAGCTTGTTCGCATTTCACCCCGCTAAGAAATGCGTAGAAGCTGTTCGCATTTATGAGCTCTGGATGCGGCTCGGAAATGCGCACTCTGGAGTGCGCATTTATGGGCTGGCCCGGGAGATGCAGAGTGGGGCGCATCAGCCGGCCTCCGGGGTCGCGCGGTTCAGCCGTAGCCGGTACCGGTTGGCGTGACCGGCGCCACGACTCACCGTCACGTCGAGGTGCCCACGATCCTGAAGCTGCTTGACCGCGAGCTGGATACCGCGCCGGCTGGCATCGAGGGCATCAGCGAGCATTTCGTGTGAGGGGTGGGCGTAACCCTTTCGCCGGTCGACGCACTGGCTGATCTCAATGGCGACGCGGTAGCCAAGCGGGGTAAGGCCGGCGTGCCTGGCGATCTGGCGGAGCCACAGGAACACCTTCCTGGCAGCGCCCTGGCGATCGATCGGAGGGCTGACATAGTCCTGAGGTGGTGCGCTGGTGGTGGCGAGTTGGTCGAGGGCGCCCCGCTGATCAAGGTCGGCCTGGGGCGCGCGCGCTGTGGCGCGTTGCGCGGCCGCGCCCTTCATGCGGCGCTCCCACCGCTGGGTTCGGAGCTTTGACCGGCGCCGTCGTGACGCCGGACAACCTCCGCCACGGCCAGCTCGAGGCATGTCAGCTCCTGCCGGATGACGTCTGCCGGCACGCCGAGGCGCTTCATCCTGGCGCGAAGCGGCTTGAATCGCCGCTCGAGCAGGATGGTGCGGCTGCGCCGGCCGTGCACTGGCCGAAGCTCGATGAACTCGGCCGCGAGGCTGGCGACTAGGTCGACCCGACGGCACGCCGGGAACGGGATCATCAGCGCCTTCGGTCGTGGCCGCGGGGCCGCTGGTGCGGCCCCAGCGAGGCGGGGAGGCGGCGCTGATGCGGGGTACGGCTGGGCAGCGACCTCCGGCGGGCACTGCCGCCGCGCCGGCTCGGGGCAGGTGAGGCCGGCGAAGAGCGGAAGATCGCTGATATCAGGTGGCGCAGTCATAACGAGGCCTCCTCACGCAGCGGACGCGGGCGCCTCGCCCTGGCGCACACGGTCAGCCGAGGAGTGAGGAGCGACCCTGGAACGCTCCCACAGCTCTATGCCCTCGATCGCATAGAGCTTGCGCCTACCAACCAGCATCGGGCTCGGAAAGCCCATCTTCTCGTCATGCTCCCAACGCCACAGGGTCATGGCCGAGATGTCGTAGCGCTCGCAGAGCTTGCGCCTGGTGAGATAGCCCTTGGACATGATCGCCCCCGTTCGGGTTAACGATCACCTTATGCATCACGTTCTATAGCGTGATACAGGCCAACGCTCGCATGTTGTTCAGGCGGGATTTATCTAGATAGAGCTCACTTCCCTTCGAGACGAGCTTTATCCTGTTTCCAGCGAGCAACCGCGAACCGGAGCGTAGCGCTGGACACAGGTGGCAAGTCCGTTGCCTCGTGAACGGTTCGTATAAAAAGCTCCAGTGGGCCTCCTGGCGAAAATCCTATCTTGCCAGTTTTTTCAACAAATATAATAAACAATGCGGGCCATAGTGCCTGGGTAATAGTGGATTGATTATTCTTGTTTCGAGACGGTAGTAAATTGTTGGCTCTAAGCCATCGTTCATTCGTCAATATATTTTCTGCAATCGATGTCATATAATCGAGCGTATCAATGAAATGTCTCTCTTGCATCCCCTCAAAATCGTAAGTGTGAAATAATCTATTTGATCCGAGTATATTGCCTTGTGACATTTTATAAAATTGCTCAGACATTACAACTGCGCCGAGCGCAGCCCTCAATCCCTTGGCGTGATCAAGTATTTTTTGCACTTGCTCTCGAGCGGTTTTGATATCGGGCACGGTACGTCGGGCATCTGCAACCAAACGAAAATATGCAAATGCCCCCGAAGTAAGACCTATTATGCTATCATCATAATCTTTTGTCGCGATCCGCAGCGCGATCCGCAAAGAATCTAGCTGCTCCTCTGTATAAATGATCACGCCATCATCGTTGATCATCGCACAGCCCTAATCGCAATCACATTATTTACAGGCTTGTCAATTAGGGCTTGCACGTGCTGCCCCCACACTTCCATCGCAGTTCGACGCTCTTCAGCGAAATCATGGTGCTGGTACACGCCCACGATGCCGCCGAACGTGCCCGAGGTGTGATTCAGGGCCTTCTCGACGACGTGCACGCCGACGCCTAGCCGGGCGCACCCACTTGCGAAGGTCCGCCGCAGGTCGTGCAGGCGCCAGGGCTCGATCGGCTGGTCCGCCGGCATGTGGCCGGCGGCCAACCGGTTGAGGCGCTCGCTGGCCTTGGAGACACCGGAGAACGGCGTGTCCCCAGTGGTAGTGAACAGGAAGCGGCTGGGCTTCCCGATCCGCGGCAGCGCCTCCAGGATCTCCACGGCCGGGGCGGAGAGGGCTACAGCGTGTGCCCGGTCATTCTTGGCCCGCTGCCGCGGGATGGTCCACATCCGCTCGTCGAGCGAGATCTCGCGCCACTCCGCGTCGAGGACCTCGGACCGCCGCTGGCCGGTGAGGATGAGCACTTGGATGAAGGATCCGAACGGGTACCCGATCTCGCCGGCAGCTCGCCACACGGCCGCGAGCTCGACGTCCGAGAGCACGCGGTCGCGGGCAATCTCAGGGGAGGGGGGCTTGAGACCCTCAGCCGGCGACGCCTCAAGGATGCCGCGTTCGACCGCCCACCCGAACATCTTCCGGAGCGCCGCGAAGGTCCGGTTCGCGTGAATGGGCGCCAC